GCCGTTCCCACCCCACCCAGAATGCGTCTCATCACCCTGTCCCGGTTTGCACCGAGGCTTTGGAGATAGCGCAGGGGTTCGGCGAGGTCGGTCTCGACCGAAACGCTTTGTGTCGTATGTTTCTTTCTTCCCAGCATGCTCAGAACCTCATGATGCGCAGCCCGTCCAAGGGCTGGAGGTACTTGCGATAGTTGCTGTAGTTGATGAAGGTGCGGCTGTTGTCGGCAAAGCTCTTGCCGGTCAGGCCGATGTTCCCGCCTGTCTCGCTGAGCATGAGGGTGGCGATGCGTAGGATCGAGAGCGTGATGACGCTCGGCATCTGTTCTCTAGCCCAACCGGCTGTGTAGCTGGTCAGGATGTTGTCCTTCCCAGTGGGGAAGGTTGAGCGGTTGTCCCTGAAGCGGATATGGTCGTCGCATAGGACGAACAGGTCGGGCTCCAAGGCGGCACATCCGATTGTTATCCCCTCAAGGGTTGTGATGTTGTGTGCAGGCAGGTAGAGCCTATGATTGCCCGAACCTGAGAGCAACACGTCAGTGTGTGCCTGTAGGGTGGGTCTGAAGCCCAGGTAGGATACGACAATCTCTTCTGCTGAGGTGAGGAACGCCTCCTTGAGCATCAGGGCCTCGGGGGAGTCCTCATAGTTGCCGCTGTAGGTGTTGAACATGTCCGTATTGGCTATCATGTGCGCTCCTTTGGATGGGACGGAGCCTCCAGCCGATCTGGCCGGAGGCACCTCATGTTCGGGGTCAGCTGCCCATGAGACCGGCAGCCCTGAGCTTGGCAAGCAGGCTGTTGAAATCGGAAGTGAGTTCCTCAGCTGTGGTTGCGGTGCTGTCGTCCTGGCTTGCTGCAGGGGTGAAGCCCCCGCTTGGCAAACCCTCTATGACGGCTGACGGATCAATGCTTAGCCTTGCACCGGGAGCGAGGATAACCTCACCCCCGATATGAATCTTCTCCCCGCCCTGCTGCCTATGGTTCTTGGTGTTGTAACTCATCTCTCCCCCTTACGCCTTCTGCTGGAGGACCTTGACGGCCTCAGACAGGATAAGCTTGCCGTCGACGCGCTGGCTTCCTAGGAATCCCACTTGCCCTGTCGGGGCGAAAAGCTCACCCAGACGCTTGAATGTCCGTCCCTGGCGGTCGGCGATCCAGTAGTAGGAGAAGTCCCCGAAAGCCACTGTCTTGGCACCGGAAGCGATTTCCGGCATGTATGCCGAGGTCATCACCGGGCGGCTGAGGATGGTGTCGGGGGTGCCGGATGCGAGCGAGGGCTGCCAGATGTACTGTCCGTTGCCATCCTTGAGCTTGCGGAGCGCCTTGACGGTGGAGTCGTTGATCAGCCACACCGCATTCTTGCGGTAGGGGGAGCGCAGCGAGTAATACAGGTCGATGACCTCGTCACAGGTGAGGGCTGTTGCGGAGGCTGCGGACACGCCGGTCTGGGCCCCGCCTGTGGAGGCCAGGATGCCCAGAGGCTTTCCGCTGCCGTCCCCGGTGAAGCAGGCACTCTCTTCCTTGGCCCCGATACGCCGTGCATACTCGCGGGCGATATAGCCCTCGATGTCGAACACGCTGTCGTTGATCAGCTCTTCGGAGACCTTGATGATCGTGCCAAGCTTGTATGCACCGATGGTCACCTGCCCGAAGGAGTCGTCGCTCTCGGGGTAGGCACCCTCCTCATCGATCCATGCGGCCTCGCCTTTGGATGCGGACACCGGAATCTTGCGGTCCCCGCTTGAGGTGTGGATGATGTGGGCGATCGAGCGGAAGATGTTCTCCTCTTCCAAAGCCTCGATCAGGGTGTGCTCGAACTCATCAGGGACGAGGTAGCCGCCTTCGGTATCGGTCCCTATCTGCAGTGCATTGCGCAGATCAGGTGCGTTCTCCCTTCGGCGCATCTGGTTCCAGAAGGCCTTGCGGTACTCGTCTGAGGCGCGTCCGGTCTTCTGGCCGGCCTTGCCGGTGACATCCGGTCGGCTAGTGATTGGCGTGCCCACATGGGCGTTCAGCTCGCGCTCGTAGGCCTCGATGCGTTCCTGCCTCTCAATCTCATGGCCGAGGTCCACGATCTCCTGTTCCATCCGCTCATAGGTGGTGGTGTCCTCACAGCTGAGGATGCCCTTTTCGTCGCGTCTTTCGTCCAGGAATGCCTTGGCCTTTTCCCATGTCTTCGCGCGCTGTGCACGCATGTCGTTGATCTTGCTCATTGTCTTCTCCTACCTTGGTCTGATGAGTTCCAGTCTTTTTTCAAGCTCGGAAAAAACTTTTCCGGGCCCTTCAAAAGTTCCTTGTACGGAACCTTCTGCGTACTTGTCGTTGATCTTATTCAGCAGCGATTGCTGGGCACCCCTGGTTGAGAACGCATAGGCTGCGGCAGGGAGTGCCTTCTTGGCATCCTCCAGCAATGCATCGGCGAACCCCAGCTCGATGGCCTTGTTGGCATTCATCCATGTCTCGCTGTCCATCAGGTGGGCGAGGCGGGTCCTGCTCAGGTTCGTCTTGATCTCATAGGCGTTGATGATGCTTTCCTTCACTTCGTCCAACATCCCGATCGCCTTCTGCATGTCCTGGTGGTTGCCATAGGCAATGGTCATGGGGTTGTGGATCATAATCAGGGCGGTGGGCGCCATCAGGACCCTGGTCCCCGCCATTGCTATCACCGATGCGGCGCTAGCGGCGATGCCGTCGATCTTCACGGTGATGTGGCCCTTGTAGTCCATCAGCATGGTGTAGATGCGACTCGCTGCGATGCAGTCCCCTCCGGGTGAATTTATCCATATGACCACCTCGCCCTTGCCGGCGAACAGCTCGTCATGGAACATCTGGGGCGTGATGTCGTCGTCGAACCAGCTCTCCTCGGCGATTGTGCCGAAGAGCTCAAGGATCCTTGGCTCCGACTCTTCTTCGCTCTGGTTCTTCCAAAGCCAGAACTTCCTGTTCTTCATCGGTCTCCTCCTGTTGGGTTTCCGTCTGCTTGTCTGCGAATGCCCCGGCCCTGTGGAGAGGGAGCATGTTTCCGTTTATGAGGTAGAGGTCGCCCCCGTCCTCCTCTGCTATCCGGTCCATATCCTCGAGGGTCCGGATGTCGTTGGCGCTCATCCAACCGTTCTGGCGCGCGGTCGCGTAGCCGGTCATGCGGCTCTGGTAATCGCCCCTGAGCAACCCCTCGACATTGAAACGGAAGAACATCGACTGCTTCTCATCAGGGGCGAGCAGTGCCCGCGAGAGCGACTGCTCCCACCGTATGACCCAGGGGTCGAGGGTGTACTTGACGAACTCCAGCGACTGCTGCTCGATGTTGCTGAACGAGGATTTCTCCAGGTCCCCCACCATGTGAGGGGGGACGCGGAAGATGCGTGCGATCTCGTTGATCTGGAACTTGCGGGTCTGCAGGAACTGCGCCTGCTCGGGGGATATGGAGATGGGTGTGTATTTCATCCCTTCCTCAAGGACAGCAACCTTGCCCGAGTTTGCAGAACCCCCGAACTGGCCCTGCCAGGTCTCGCGCAGCCTGGTGGGGTCCTTGACGGTTCCCGGATGCTCGAGCACCCCACTGGGGGCCGCCCCGTTTGCAAAGAACTTCGCCCCGAACTCCTCGCAGGCAATCGCCATGCCGATGGCGTTCTTGGCCATCGCTATCGGCGAGTACCCCACAAGCCCGTCAAAGCCGAGGCCCGGGATATGCAGCACATCCGAGGGGTCCAGGATTACAGACGTCCCTTTCATCGTGGGCGCATCCTCTGCATTGGTGGTGTACTGGTAGTAGAGGTTGCCGCTCTTGTCTCGGTCCACCTGCATACGGCTGGGCATCAGGGGGTACAGGGCTGCGACCTGTCCCTTGCCGTTTCGGATGATCTGCGCGTAGGCGTTGCCCCAAAGCAAGAGATGGGTCATCAGCGTCTCGCGGAAGACGAAGCTGGTCATCTCGCTGTTCGGCTCTGCGTACAGCAGTGTGTAGAGGGGATGGTCCTTTGCCTTTTGCTTGCTGGACCCTTCGCCTTGGCGGTAGAGGTGCAGCGGCAGGCCCGCAATCGCCTCGGCGAGTATGCGAACGCATGCATAGACGGCCGTCATCTGCATTGACGAGCGTTCGTTCACCACCTTCCCTGAGGTTGAACCTCCGAACAGGAAGCTGTATGAGGACCCTGTGGTCCTGTTTTGTGGCTTGTCACGCGTTCTGGTGACAAGCTTGGAAATGAGTCCCATGCCTTGCTTCTCCAATTGTTGCTAGACGAAGAGGATTCCCCTCCCGTCATAGACTGATTCCCGTGTATCGCCCCCGCAGCGGATCGCGCGGTCCAGGGCCATGATCGTGGCCACCGCCCCGTCGATCTTCTCCGTAGATTTCTGCTTGTCGGGCTTGATGTTTCCCGCCGGGTCTGTGCGGATGAAGATGTTGTCCATCATCCACCTGAGCACCGGGTGGCCGGCGTGTGCGAGGCTCTCTCCGAGTACCAGTTTCATGAGCTCCTTGGTCGGGGGGCTCATGTCCTTGAAGCCCTGGCCGAAAGGCACGACCGTAAAGCCCATTCCCTCGAGGTTCTGCACCATCTGCACAGCCCCCCACCGGTCGAAGGCGATCTCGCGGATGTTGAACCTCTTTCCCAGATCGTCGATGAAAGCTTCTATGAAGCCGTAGTGGACCACGTTCCCCTCGGTGGTCTGGATATGGCCCTGCCGTTCCCACATGTCGTAGGGGACATGGTCGCGCCGCACCCTGAGGCTGATGTTGTCCTCGGGAATCCAGAAATAGGGGAGGACGGCATACTTCTCGCTCTCGTCCCGGGGAGGGAACACCAGCACGAAGGCTGTGATGTCGGTTGTAGAGGAGAGGTCCAGCCCCCCGTAGCAGATACGCCCTTCGAGGGCCTCCGGGTCTACGGGGAATGAGCAGTTGTCCCATTTTTCCATCGGCATCCAACGAACCGCCTGCCTGACCCACTGGTTGAGCCTGAGCTGTCGGAAGATGTTTTCCTCCCCGGGATTCTCCCTGGCGCTCTCGCACGCAGCCTTCACCTTGTCCAGTGTGATGGTCTCCCCCAGGGACGGGTTTGCCTTCCTCCACGTCTTGGGGCTTGTCCAGTCATCCTCCTCCTCCGCTCCGTAGATGACCGGGTAGAAGGTGCTGTCATGCTTCCTGCCTGCGAGGATGTCCTTGGCCTTCTGGTGCTGCTCGTAGCAGATCGAGTGGGTGTCCGTCCCTGCCGTGGTGATCAGAAAAAACAGCGGCTGGGTGCGTGCGTCCCCTGAACCCTTGGTCATGACATCGAAGAGCTTGCGGTTGGGCTGGGTGTGCAGCTCGTCGAATACGACCCCGTGGATGTTGAAGCCGTGCTTGGAGTAGGCTTCGGCGCTGAGCACCTGGTAGAAGCTGTTGGTGGGCAGGTAGACGATGCGCTTGGTGGCGGCAAGTATCTTCACCCGCCGGTTGAGCGAGGGGCACATGCGCACCATGTCTGCGGCCACCTCAAAGACTATAGAGGCCTGCTGACGGTCTGCTGCGCACCCGTACACTTCGGCACGCTCCTCAAAATCGCCGCAGGTCAGAAGCAGGGCCACCGCAGCTGCAAGCTCGCTCTTGCCGTTCTTCTTGGGTATCTCGATGTAGGCTGTGTTGAACTGGCGGTACCCGTTGGGTTTTATGATGCCGAACAGGTCACGGATGATCTGTTCCTGCCATCTCAAGAGGAGGAACCTCTTTCCTGCCCAGATGCCCTTGGTGTGGCACAGGCACTCGATGAAGTTCACTGCATGATCTGCTTTTCCCTTGTCATAGGTTGACCCTTCCGCTGCAAACCTTGTGGGCGTGTATTTTTTCAGTTTTTGCATACATTCTTCCATTCCTCAGGACAAAGAAAAAGGACCCGGTGGGTCCTTGGATGTGATTGGAGCCTGTTCTTTCAGTTGTAACTTTTTTTCAGTTCCTCCAATGCCTGCAGGGTGTCCTGGTCACGGGGCCTGATATCCCAGCCCCTGTCATAGTTGCACACGACCTTGCCCTTTCTCTTGAGCATCAGCTTGGAAATCCTTCCCTCGCCGATTCCATACTCAGAGCCCTCCCCATACGCCTTGATGCAGTACCGGAAAATGCTCTTCCCAACCTCCAATGAGCCTTCGTGCCACATGTTGTTTCCCCCATTGTCGTTTCTGTCGGTGTATATATCCCTCAATGCGGAGTAAATATCAAGTTGTTTAGAGAGAACAAACTAACAAATATACACCGTCGGATTCAGGGTTTTGGGCGGGTAAGTGAGGATTGATCTTGCAGGCCTTTCCCTGTGAGTAGGAAGTGCGAATACTCCTTCGTATTGCCTTCGCTGAGGTAGGCGGCCAGTTCGGACAGTCCCATCTGGTCGGCTATCCACTGGACGGCTGTGATGTCGAACATGTTCGTCAGGCCGCTTTCACGCACCTGCAATATCTGCTCCTTGATTTTCTCAGTCATGGTATACCCCCGCAATTCCCTTTACCGCCTTGTTGAGCACCTCCTCGTCAAAGCCGCAGTCGAGGTAGCCGTCAAGGATGGTGTGGTAGTAATAGGATCCCGGGAGGGCTGGGGTAGGGCCTTCGTTCATGATGTAGGCCATTGCCTCAACCTCTTGCCCGTCAAGTTCCACTGTCAGGGTTTCCTTGCGGTAGAGGTAGGGAAACCCCTCATAGCGGTCGAGCGCCCTCTCACACCGAGCGGAAATCTCCCACAGGAGGACCGGGATGTCCGAGCCGGGTTCTTTCTCTATGGTTGCAACCCCGTTTCCGTGTTTGCCCTTGAACGTGAGGCGGTGGCCTTTCAGGACCGTTGATCCTATGACCGCCGCATCAGGGCATCTGTGCCCCATCTGAGTGAGGTTGGTGTTGCTTCCGTATGCCAGATAGACTTTCTTCATTGACATGCTCCTTCAAATTCAGTTTCTACCACCCCAAGGGCGGTTGTCCCGCCCTCAGTTTCACTTGCCGGCTCGTGTTTTAGGCGGCCGTTCGGAAGCGCCAGGCACCCGAGCCTGCAAGGCGTTTGGTGAGGTGCTCGCGGCAGGCCTTGAAATCGTCGCCGATGAGGCCTATGCGGTTGAGGTAGGTGCGCATAGCGAACTTCTCGTTCTCGGCCTGCGGTTTCTTGGTGCTCGCTGATTTTTGTCTGAGGGCCTGGTTGTTCAACGCGAGTGCCAACACGATGTAGCTTCTGACCTCTCCGGCGTGCAGTGTGCTGTTGAAGCCCCTGAGCTCGACGGTGCGGTGTCCGTGGAAGAAGGAGTGCAGGTTCAGGAAATGGTAGCGGCTGTCATGGTAGTGGGTGCTGCGGTTACCATGGTACCCGGCGTACCAGATGTCCTCGATTGCACCGAAGGTGGTCGGTTTCTTCCTGTTCATGGCCGACACCAGGTGCCCGTCAATCTTCTTGCAGTACCGTGCTCTCTGGGCCTCTATGCCCAGAGCCTTGTAGAAGAGGTCGTTGCGTGCGTAGATTATGTTCAGGAAGTTTCGGATCGAGCGTGGTGTGTGATCTTCCCCGTCCAGGTGGATATGGATGCCACAGGAGTTGTTGGCGAACGCCCCCGCCTTCCTGAGTGTCCTGATGACTTCCTGCAGGGTCTCGATGTCCGCATCGTAGGTGAGGATCGGGCTGACCAGCTCGACGCTGTACAGCCTTGATGCGCTTGTCCTGATCCCGTGTGCCCGGCTTTCGCACCTGATCGAACCGTCGTAGGTGAACTTCCATTCCCTGCCGTCGGGAGCCCTGAGCACCCAGGTGTCATAGTAGGACCCGCCATAGAGCAGTTCGCCCCCAAGGACCGTGAGGGCAGCCTCTGCTGCCTCCTTGCGTGAAAGGCCCGTCATCTCTATCTCAATCCCAAACCTTGCTGTCTTCATCGTCTACCTCATCTTTGGTGTGTTTTTTTCGTACTGTATTAATCACTCAAAGAGGAGAATATAGCAAGTCTATATATTAAAATAAGATACATTATTTCTTGTGGTCTTTTATGGAGCATTTTTCAGGAAATTGATCCTTGAATTTCAGCGTGGGTTGGTGCACAATAGCAGAAATGTATCCTTTCAGATATCCGGCCGGCAATTCATGGGTGCAGCGGATATCGCTCATTGCTACTATATTATTTGCTCATCCTGGAGGTCGTTATGGGCAACCAAGCATCTTTGACGAAAATGTATGAGACTCCGATTACGAGGAAATTTCGGCCCTCAATCCTGAAGAACTCCACTGTTCTGATGGGAGGGGCCATTGTAAATCCTTTTGGGCCAACCCTGACCTGTGTTGTTATAGAAGAACAGCCCGCTGCAGGGGAGTACAATATCCTTCAGATCATGCTTAATCCTTTCGCACAATGGGTAAAAGAAGTGGGTACTTTTACGAGGGGAGAGACGTGCACGATTGCAGATGACTTCTCTCCGTTGTATGGGCTTGAGTGGGGAAGTTGCCCTTCATTCCTGCTTCCTCCTGACCTGTTCTCTGAATCCTTTACTGAAATGATATACAGGAGATTTTTCCAGAGCTTGGAAAATGGATATGCGCTACTGGAGAGTGTGAGGGAGACTCCGGAGAATCCTTTTGAAAGGATCCGGATAGCAATGGAGTCCTTTGGCATTGATCGTCCCAAGGTTCAGGATCGGCCCCTCACTGAAGAGGAAGCATCAGAGTTGGCTTCCCACTTGTTGGAACCTGAAGCAAACAAAAAAGAGATGCAGGCCTTTTTTGCCGCATGGGATGGGGCGATCCGTTTTCAGAAGGGCAATGGGCTGAAAGCTATGGGTCTCAAGAAGTTCCTGAAGATCTTTGCACCTCTTGGCTTGACATGTCGTCTCGGCAAGTGATCGGTGACTGAACCAAAAATAAAGGAGAATACCTTGGACAATACCGAACCAGTACCCACCCTCTACGGAGAGCCCAGAATCAGGACATTTGATTCGCTGGACCCCAAGACCTTCCACGTGATGCTGGGCGGAGGGATTATAGATCTCTATGGTCCGACCCTTACTGTGGTCGGACTGGAAGCATCGGAGGATGATGATGGATACGCCATCATCCAAATGGTGCTCAATCCCTTTTCCCAAAGCATATGCGAGGTGGGAAAGACTACCCTCGGTGATTCCCAGTCAGTGGTATTTGACTGCCAACTCCTGTTCGGTTTGGAGTGGGGGAGTTGCCCTTCCTTGTTGCTGTCTTCCAGCAGGCTTTCTGCACAGGAGGTCAAGAAGGTATATGCAAGCTTTCTAGGCACGTTTGCCAACGGCTACCATCTGTTGGAAGGTGTCAGGAAATACCCTGATGATCCCTTCAAGCGAGTGGGCAGGGAGAGAAAAATCCTTAGGACCGGAGGGCATCAGACCCAGGACCGCAGGCTCACCGATAGGGAGGCCTCGGAGCTTGCCACCGAACTTCTGCGACCGAAGGCTATGGATATGGAATGGAAGGCCTTCATTCTTGCCTGGGCTGAAGCCATCAAGGCTGAAGAGGAAAGCACCCCTGCCAGGGCAATGATGAGCCTGAAGAAATTCCTCACCATCTTTTCAGTTGTCAAGGCATCAGTCCGGCTCAAATAGGGGAGGAATGCCTTCTGTCCTCTAGATTTTTGGAATCTCCTCATTCAGTTTCTTGACCATGTCGATCCCGGGGACTATCCCAAGCGTCGAGCCTGTCTCCCATGCTATGTGGATGGTCCCGATGTCATCGACGTGGAGTACTTTTCCCTTCGTCCCTTTCGGTGGTGACTGCTCGTCATCCATACTCACCAGTTCTACGGTGCACCCAGCCGGATACTGGCTTCTGAGGACCTCCAGCCTGTGTTTTTGTAAGTCACGCATACATCATTCTCCTTGTCAGGCTGCATTGATTGCGTATGTTTTGGCAAAAGGCAAGTCCATTGCCTAGGGTTTTTGCTTCAACGCTTCCAATATGAGGAGCATCTTCCTTTGGTACTGTTCCAGCTCATGGGTGAAGAGGGGGATTCCATTCTCACCGTAATCAAGGAGCCTGTCGGCATCACTTTCCCCTATGCAGTATTTCCCATCCTTGTATGACCACTGGAGAGTCGGGAAGGGAGGGGGACTTGGCGTCTCGGGCACCATTGAGATGAGGATGTCCCGATATGGATCATTCGGCACCTCTGTTGGAATGTTCGTGCAGGCGGTTGAGACGAGCAAGGCGGCCATCAACATCGCCACTTTCAGGAGGTTCGATCTTCTCAGGAGACTTCTCCTGTGAGATGTCTGTGATTTTCTGCTGTACTTCATTGATTCTATCCATTTCCTTCACCTTGAGCGTGAAGGTGTCCTGGGCTTTCTGGACCTCCTTTTTGAGGTCCTTGGTTTTCTTCGCCTGGAATCTGGTGATACCTGCAAGGCCCAGTATGATGAGTACAAGGATCCGCATTATCTCATCCATCAATTTTTCTCTCCATGAACCGCTTGAGCAGTGGTTTCCAGAATGCCATGCAAGCTGGAAGCTGCAGCAGGTAGATTGTGATCGTGTACAGGACGGTGAGGTAGCCGTTTGGGTTCAACCCCCCGTCCAATCCAGTCCCTGCCAGTATCCTGAACGTGACAAATCCGAGCAGAGCCGAGCAGCAAAGCGCCACACCCTTGATCTCCAGTTCTCCCGCCTTGTCCTTGCGCAGCGTCTTCTTGTACAGCTCCATTGCCAGACCCAGGAAGGCGGCAAAGACCAGGAGTATTGCTGTCAGGTACATCATCGTTCTCCTTTGGAGCCGAGCAGCGACAGGAAGTAGTCGTCCATCTTCTTCTCCTGCTCCTCGCTCTCCCCGTTGATCTCATGAGTCCGCAGGGACTTGAATATGACCTTGTCGTTCTCGAGGGCCATGACCAGTCCCATCTGGATCAGGTGTATGGTGTTCTTGATCTCCTTGAGGTCCTTCGCGTAACTCAGGCGATCATCGCTTCTCTTGGTCAGGCGATTGAGCATCCACAGCACTAAGCCTCCCGAGCCGAACAGGCACACCGTGATCGTCACAATAAGGTCGCGCTCATCCATCCTGGGCCCCCTTTCCCGCCAGCTCATCGTAGGAATACTCCAGCCCGTCACGCTGGACGGTGATGCCTTCTGCCGAGCCGACCAACTCGATATAGCGTTTGACGATGACATCACAGTACTTCTCATCGAGCTCGATGGTAGCGCAGATGCGCTCTGTCTGTTCGCAGGCGACCAGGGTGCTTCCGCTTCCTCCGAACGGGTCGAGCACCAACGTGTTGCTCATTGACGAGTTCATGATCGGGTAGGCCAGGAGGGCCACCGGTTTCATGGTCGGGTGATCAGCATTCTTCTTGGGCTTGTCGAACTCCCAGATGGTGGATTCCTTGCGCCCCGTGTACCACAGGTGCTTGCCTTTCTTTTTCCATCCGAAGAGCACCGGTTCATGCTGCCATTGGTAGGGGGATCGGCCGAGCACCAGCGACTGCTTCTTCCAGATGCAGGTACCCGAGAGGTAGAACCCCGCCGCATTGAAAGCCTTGCGGAAGTTCAGGCCCTCGGTGTCTGCGTGGAACACGTAGATGGAAGCGTCGTCAGCCATATGTGCTGCGGTGTTCGTGAAAGCATCAAGCAGGAACTGGCCGAAGGCATCACCTGTCATATTGTCGTTCTTGATCTTGCCTGCCTGGCTCTCGTAATTGACGTTGTAGGGCGGGTCTGTGACCACCAGGTTGGCCTTGTCACCGCCCATCAGCAGCTCGAATGTCTCTGCCTTGGTACTGTCGCCGCAAACCAGGCGGTGTCTTCCCAGTTTCCAGAGGTCTCCGCTCTTTGTGATGGCAGGGTTTTCAAGCTCACCCTCGACATCGAAGTCGTCGTCATGTATGCCGTCTGCGAGGGTATCCTTGAACAGGTCGTCAATTTCCGCAGGCTCGAAGCCGGTGAGCGAAATGTCGAAGTCCTCCCCCTGCAGGTCTGCGATGAGCAGGGCGAGCTTGTCCTTGTCCCAGTCTCCGCTGATCTTGTTCAGCGCAATATTGAGTGCTTTTTCCTTTTCTTCAGTGAGCTCTATGATCACGCAGGCGAGTTCGGTATGACCTGCATCCTTGAGGATTTTCAGTCTTTGGTGCCCGCCTACCACACGGGAAGTGCTCTTGTTCCAGATCACCGGTTCCACGTAGCCGAACTGCTCGATCGAGCGCTTGAGCTTCTCATATTCAGGATCTCCGGGTTTGAGATCCTTGCGTGGATTGTAGTCGGCCGGCAGCAGCTCATTGATGTGTTTCTTCTCAATTGTCATGTTCCAATTCCTCCCTGAGCGCTTCTGAGCACTGTCTTGTGACCTGTTCCCACGCAAAGAGTGCGTTGCCGAAATGGCCGTAGCAGGAGGTGAGGCTGTATATCGGGTTGCGCAATCCCATGTGCTCGATGATGGCTTTGGGCTTGAGATCGAATACGTTGGTCACGGCTTGGGCAAGCTTCTCATCACTTACTGTTCCAGTCGAGAATGTGTGTACATTCACTGCAACCGGATTGGCCTTGCCGATGGCGTATGAGATGGCGACCTCGCACCTTTTTGCCAACTTGGCGGCTACAATGTTCTTGGCTATCAGACGGGCCATGTAGGCTCCGCTGCGGTCCACCTTTGTCGCATCCTTTCCGCTGAAGGCTCCTCCCCCGTGCAAGGCAAGGCCGCCGTAAGTGTCCACCATGATCTTGCGCCCTGTCAGGCCGGTGTCGGCACCAGGTCCTCCTTCTACAAACCGGCCGGAAGGGTTGATCAGGATCTGGGTATGCGCATCGTAGGGAAAGTCACTGAAAGCCGGGTGGAGGACCTCCTTGATGATTTCTTTCCTGAGGGCCTCCGGGTTCTTGTCCCTGTCATGCTGCACTGAGACGATGATTGCCCCTACCTTCGCGGGCTTGCCGTCTTCATACTCGACTGATACCTGAGCCTTGCCGTCACTGTGGATGCCAAGGATGGACCCGCTTTTGCGACTCTCATCCAGAAGCCTGCAGATACGGTGGGCGAGCTCAAGAGGCAGGGGGATATGGGTGGGTGTCTCGTCGGTAGCATACCCGTACACCGTTCCCTGGTCCCCTGCACCCAACTCTGGATTTGCATCATCAGTACCTCGGACTTCCAATGCCGAATCCACACCACCTGCTATGTCAGGGCTTTGTGTGTGCAGAAATACACTGACTGTGAAGTCCTTGGGATCATAGCCGCTTTCGCGAAGGGCATTGCGGACAGTGTCACGTACGTTTATCCGTCGGCTGCTGGTGATCTCACCGGCGACAATTACCTTTCCCTTGGTGGCCATGACCTCGCAGGCAACCCTTGAATACGGATCGATGCTCAGACAGGCATCAAGAATTGAGTCGGCTATGTAGTCGCACAGCTTGTCCGGATGTCCTTGGCAGACACTCTCTGAGGTGAGGTAGTTCTTCATGTTTGATTTCCTTTGGATGTTTGATTGTCTAGTGCTTTCTACGTGCAGTAAGGAGGCGTTCCATCAGATCATCCTGGGGACTTGCTCCTTGGAATTCACTGGAACAGTTCTCCTTCACAAGCTGGAATATCTGATACCATATCTGGTTGATCTGTTTCATGTACTCCCTGCTCATCGCCACATACGGAGAAGCTATTGCGGCTCCTGTGGTAGGGTGCTTGGCAAGGAACCCGTACTCGCTGATCGCCATCTCGCATTGGATCCATCTGGCGACGGCCATCGCATACTGCTGCAAGAGCTGAGGACTTATCAAATCCTCGCAGCGTCTACCTTTGAGCCACTCCCATGTCTCTTTGTAGACTTCCTCTGCATCAAAGTCCTGACCGTTCTTCTGGTCGGTTGTCATGTAATGTTTCACCGGTGGCATTGGTGCACCTTCCAGTTCCGGTGCATCGGGGAGTTCCACTACGAGAGCACTCTTACCCTCGTGAATTTTCTGTGAGAGAGCCTTGGGTTTTCGCCCTGCACCGACGCGGGCACCGCCACGGTTTGTACCGTCTTTTGCCATGTTGCACCGCCTTCGATTATGAGGGGGTCAATCCCCCGTTTGATTATGAATTTTTACGCGTGAATGCCCCTGCCCGTTGTACACCATATATGGTGTAGAGATTCAGATACCCCTAGGAATGGCGCTACAAATAGTTACCTTTTAACATTCCATCTGTCTCTCTGGCGTCCGTGGAGGGCCGAGTGGCACCTGTTGCATAGTGCCATGAGGTTCTCCTCATCATCAGTACCACCATATCTGGTGGCCTTGATGTGATGGGCAACCGTCGCTTGTGTAAGTATTCCCTGCCTGCGACACAGCTCGCAGAATGGATGCTCGGCTAGGAACTTACAGCGAGCCTTCCTCCAAGCCGATCCATATCGTCTGCTGGTAAGCGGATCCCGTTGATGGCGTTCGTAGGTTTTCGCAGCCTCTTTTGCATGCTCCTCACAATACCGTCCATCGGTTAAGCGAGGACAGCCGGGATGACTGCACGGTCGCTTGGGTTTGTATGGCATTGACTCTCCTTGGGCATGAAAAAAGCCCGGGAGAATCTCCCGAGCTCTTGAATGGACTTGTCTAAGTATACAGTAGTATGAAATGCGAACTGAGCACAACTGTTATTTTCTGATAATTTAACGTTGGGTTTCAGGTGCTATCACCTGCTTTCTCCTGTGAAAGAGAACAACGATAAGTTGGAGAAAAATGCACCAATCCGTATATATCAAGTTGTAAGAAACTTCCCTCAGACAAGGAGTTTCTTCTTTTCTCCTTTGGGTACATTTTTTGGAATAATTGGCAATTAACAATGCGTCCAGCAGCCGATCCTTGCATCGCCTTTTTGTTTGAATACCAGTACGGTCCAAGTAAGTAATTGAGATCGGGGCGGTAGGCTTTGACTCTTTTTGTACTCTGCTATTCCAATTATGTATCGCTTTATTTAGTCAATGATGTATAAAGCTTAAGGTTGTAATTCTCTGATAGCCCAATGACAAAATTTGTAGATAAGTTCAGGTCTTGTTCCGATTTATTTCCAAAAGGTAATCCAATAAGTGCTATTGTTGCACCTCCAAGAACCATGCCTAGACCAGTTGTTACCATAGTCATTCCATTATCTGAATAATCGTCCTTAAGGATTGGTATGAGTTCAATGATAAGTCCAATACCTGCTAAGCCATACCCTATTCCATAAAATGTATTTGCAATCGCTTTATTTTTCTTGTTGTTTATTT